ATCGCAAGAGACTGCCTGGCCAGTGCAATGCTGGCCCTGGATAAGGCAGGTTATGAGATCGTATTTCATATTCATGATGAGGCAGTGATAGAAGTCGAAAAGGAGAACGCAGAGGCATCGTATAAACGCATTAGAGAAATCATGTGCAGCCCTATCTCATGGGCCAAGGGCCTGATACTCAATGCAGAGGGGTTTACCTCTGATTACTACATGAAAGACTAATGAACAAAAAAAACGATAGAAAGGAGGAGGGCGCAGCATGATAAAGCTAAATATCTCGGTAGGTAAGAGCCGCTGGGACAAGAACTGGAAGAACAAGATCATGACCTGGAAAGAAATGGTAGACCGCTTAGCGAAAACAACGCGAACGCATGAAACCGTAGCAGAGTACAAGGCCATGAACAAGGACGACCAGGGACGTATCAAGGATATAGGGGGCTTTGTCGGGGGGCATTTGGAAAATGGCCAACGCCTAAAAGGAAATGTAAAGAATAGGAGCCTAGTAACACTGGACGTAGATTATGCTGGGCAGGACTTCTGGGATAACTTTACATTAATAAATGATTATGCAGCTGCTCTTTACTCCACCCATAAGCATACGCCAAAGAGTCCTCGACTTCGACTCATCATACCTCTGAAAAGACCGGTCACGCCGGAACAGTATGAAGCAATCGCCAGGCGTATCGCCGACGATATCAATATAGAACTGTTTGACGATACGACGTATCAACCAAGCCGTCTGATGTACTGGCCTAGTACGCCTAAGGACGGTGTCTACTTATTTAAAGTGCAGGAGGGGCCTATACTGGACCCCCAGGAAATCCTGGACACCTACGACGACTGGAGCGACTGCAGCTACTGGCCGGAGTCCAGCCGCAGCAAGCAGAAAAGAAAATCACTAAAAGACAAGCAGGAAGATCCCTTGACCAAGAAAGGAGTCATAGGAGCTTTCTGCCGTACCTATACGATACACGAGGCCATTGATACTTTTCTTAGTGATGTATACGAACCTTGCGATACGGAGGATAGGTACACCTATATAAATGGATCTACGAGCGCGGGGCTAGTCGTCTACGACGATAAATACGCCTACAGCAATCACTCTACGGACCCAGCAGGCGAGCAGTTATGCAACGCTTTTGACCTGATCAGAATACATAAGTTTGGCCATCTCGACGAAACAAACGGAGCAAATACTCCGGCAAACAGGTTGCCAAGCTATAAGGAGGCCTTAAAGTTCATATCCGACGACGGACGGACGAAAAAGACCATCGTATCCGAGGGCATCAAAACAAAGGAAGATGACTTCGCCGACATAGATGTAGGCGACTACGATGATAGCTGGATAGAAAAGCTGGAAGTAGAAAAAGGGCAGGTCGTAAGCTCTATAGATAACATTGTACTTATCTTGGAGAACGACCCAAAATTAAAAGGCATCTACGCCTATAACGAGTTTGACCATATAGAAATAGCCACGAGCTCTATGCCGTGGCGCAAGGTGTCTGTGGAGCTGGATAAGTCATTGCGAGACAGCGATGATTCCAACCTTAGACACTATCTAGAAAGAAACTACAAAATCACTGGAAAAGAGAAGATCCGCGACGCTATTAGGGTCGTGGCCAACCGTAACACATTCCATCCGGTTAGAGAATACCTCGAGTCCTGTCAATGGGACGGTGTGGAAAGAGTAGATACTCTGCTTATAGACTATCTGGGCGCAGAGGACTGTGAATATGTACGAACAGTTACCCACAAAACGCTCGTAGCTGCCGTGGCCAGAGTATATGAGCCCGGATGCAAGTTCGACTACATGCTTACGCTTTCCGGTGCACAGGGTATCGGTAAGTCTACGTTATTTGACCGTTTAGGCGGTAACTGGTTTAGCGATAGCTTAACGAGCGTAACAGGCAAGGAGAGCTATGAGCAGCTGCAGGGTGTATGGATCATGGAAATGGGAGAGCTAAGCGCGCTAAAAAAGTCTGAAGTAGAAGCCACTAAGCTTTTCCTCAGCAAGCGAGAGGACAGATACCGCAGAGCCTATGGAGAACGTGTGGAACAATTTCCAAGGCAAAACATTTTCATCGGTACAACAAATGAGAAACAGTTCCTAAGAGACGATACCGGGGCTCGTCGTTTCTGGGTCGTAGACCTGGTAAATAAGGCCGAGCATAATCTTTTTGAGGAACTTGATAAGGACACTGTGGCCAAGATATGGGCCGAGGCGAAGATATACTACGACCTTGGCGAAGATCTAAAGCTAGACAAGGCCACAGAAGAAGAGGCCAGAGCTATTCAGGACGCACATGGGGAGGACTCTCCAAAGCTAGGTATGATTACTCAGTACCTAGACACTCTGCTACCGAAAGACTGGGCAGATATGGATATATACCAGCGCAGGAGCTTCCTGCAGGGAGACACTTTCAACGCGCCAGGAGACGGTGTAGCGGAACGTGAAAAAGTATGCGCTGCAGAGATATGGTGTGAGGTATACGAGAAGAAACTAGGAGATCTTACTAACTACGAAGCAAAAGAAATTAACAAACTGCTGGATAAGATACCTGGGTGGAAGAAATCAAAATCAGTTATTAAGTTTGGCCCTTTATATGGAACTCAAAGAGGGTATAGGAGGATAGGGTAATGGAAAGAGAAAAATTAAAAGAATTAAAACCATGTCCTTTCTGTGGTGGAGAAGCTAAACTTGTAAAAACAAAAGTTAAGTTTAGTCATTTTGGAAAAACTGGCGGAACCTATTATGTGTATTGCAAAAATTGTGAATGTAAAACAGATTTTAAAAAAGATAGACAACTTGTTATTGAATCATGGAACAGGAGAGTAAATGAAGATGCTGAATAAAGAAGAATGTTATATTGCATTAAATGATATGTATGATTGCACATTAACTGGAAAAGCTGATTGCAAAACAAATCGTGAAATACTATCTAATTTAATCAAAGAACACTTTGAGCTTGTTGAAGAGTATAAAAAATTAGAGACATCAGATGCGAGTAAGGAAGAATGCACAATCGAGCAGCACGGGGAAATCAAACGACTAAGAAGTGAGTTAAAACAGCTTCAGGATGAGGTCGATAGGTATAAGCATGAATATTATTCGATGTGCGATTTGCTTGAAAATCAATAAGTGCATAAGTCTAAACAGGGAAACAATAGGGTAAACAAAGTGCACGAAAAAGGTAAACAAAACAAACAAGGTAAACAAAGTAAACAAATTTTAGGGTAAACAAAGTAAACAAGTTAAAAATGCTTTGTTACCTAGTTTGTTTACCGAAAAAAGCCGATAAATAGGCTATAAAACGCTAAAAGTAAACAAAGTAAACAACTTTTTAGTAAAAAGTGTAAAAAGTATAAATAGGGGTTAATATCTATATAGTTATTACCTATTTACAGTATATATTATATAAACTGAAAAACTTGTATACTTTGTTGTCAAAAATAAGGAGGACTTATGAAATGAGTGATTTACCGATAAAGATTGAGGAAGCGACAGAGCTATTATCTGAATTTTATGAAAAAGCCGAAAGAGTGCCTGTGAGGGAATTAATGGCGGAGGCTAAAAGGCGAAAAATACCTAGAAAAAGCATGAAATGGGCCAGAAACTCATGGGCCTTATCAACGACTTGCATAAATGGCGTGTACTACTGGGAAAGAGGATAGCTATGGAGGAGCTGAAAAAGATCACAAAAGATATGCTAGATGGCATATCGGATGATAAGGCGCTGTACGTGATAAATCAATTAGTGCAAAAATATTGGCTAGAGGAGAGTAGTATTGAAATGTCAGGAATAGCAGACGGCTTTAACCCAGACAAGAAGCCGAAGAAAAGAGAGAAGTCTATAGAGTCATATCTGAAGGAGCAAGTAGAAAAGCTAGGGGGCAAGTGTTATAAGTTCGAATCTCCTGGCACTGCCGGTATGCCGGACCGCATCGTCGTGTATAAAGGCTGCGTCGTTTTCATCGAAACGAAACGACCGGGGGCCAAGCCTCGAAAGCTGCAGCAGGAAAGAATTAAAGAGCTAATAGCTCAGCATGTACCAGCCTTTAGTATCGATACTAAAGACAAGGTGGATAATCTGATCATGCGACTAAGTATCGACGGTAACAGGTACCATGGCTAAGCACTTTATACCTCATACCTACCAGCAGATATGCCTGGATCACTTAGACAAGACGAAGAAAGCAGCACTTTTTCTGGACTGTGGTATGGGTAAGACCGTAGTAACCGAGACGTACCTGTGGACTTTATTCTACGACTACTTTAAGGACGATGTATCTAAAGTGCTGGTCATAGCTCCCAGGAAAGTGGCCGAGGATACATGGACAGGAGAACAGGATAAGTGGGACCACTTAAGCGAGCTACGATTTTCTAAGATACTTGGAACACCTAAGCAGCGCATGAAAGCCCTGGAAAAAGATGCAGATATATACATCATAAATCGAGAAAACGTAGCGTGGCTCGCAGCTGGCTTCGAGGATAACTGGCCTTTCGATATGGTCGTTATCGACGAGCTATCCTCTTTCAAGTCTCCGGACTCCGACAGGTTTAGGGCAATGAAGCAGGTAGTAGACTCTGGGAAAGTAAAATATTTTGTGGGGCTAACCGGTACCCCTCAGCCTAGAGGTGTAGAGGATCTATGGGCTCAGATGTACCTGGTAGACCAGGGAGAACGACTAGGCAAGACGTTTACAGGGTTTAGGGCCAAGTATTTCAACAAGGAGCTAAGACAGGAAGTCGTACGGGTAGGAAATGTGTATAAGACAAGATACTTCAACGACTACACGCCAAAAGAGGGGGCAGAGAAGAAAATTCACGAAGCCATAAGCGACATCGTGATAAGTCTATCTGCTAAGGACTGGCTAGACGTACCGGAGGCCATGTACATATATCGCAAAGTGAAGCTATGCCAAAAGGATCTAAAAAAGGTTAAGGAGTTCCAAAGGGAGAAAGTCCTGGAGCTCGAAGATATAAGCATCACAGCAGGATCGGCCGCACAGGTAAGTCAAAAGCTGCTGCAGATAGCTAATGGTGCCATCTACGACGAAGATCATAACGTGCATGAGATCCATGACGCCAAGCTGGAGGAGCTGGAGGCCATCATCGAAGAGGCGAACGGAAAGCCGGTAATGGTCTTCTACTGGTTCCAGCATGATGCCGAAAGAATTAAAAAGCGCTTGAAGAAGCAGAAACTAATAATTTCAGATCTTAAGGAGCAGAAAGACCGTATAGCCTGGAATGCTGGAGAGGTCGATATAGCCCTTGTACACCCAGCCTCTATGGGACATGGGCTTAACTTACAGGACGGAGGCAACATCATCGTATGGTTTTCCATGACGTTCGACCTGGAAATATACACACAGGCTAACGCTCGTCTACACCGTCAAGGCCAGAAGCAGAAAGTGCTGATACACCATATCGTCTGTGAGGATACCTGCGATGAGGTAGCACTCGAACGCTTAGAGGCTAAGGACGGCTCACAAAAGAGACTGATGGAGAGACTTAAAGCTAGGCTGAGACAAGAGGAGGGATAGCCTATGACAAACGCAGAAAAATATGCAGAACAGCTGGCGCAGTTGATAGACCTTGACACCGGAGAGAATGTCTGCTTTGTGTTCGGCGCAGGGGGACTGTGTGGCATGTGTCCTCTCAAAGGTGTTTGTAACAATGTCAAGAAGCTGGAGGAATGGCTAAAGCAGGAGGCACAGGGAAATGGGTACTAGGCCAAAACACCGAAACGGCTATGTCGTACTGCGACACAGGACAAGGCCCGTGATGCATACGGCAGAGCTGAGCTGGTTCATGGACATGCCGAAATGGCGCAGGATCAAGTTTTTAAGAAACTGGGAGGTGGTCCGGATATGTGGATAGCAGCGATAATATTATTGGCGTTAACATGGATATTAATATCTTTTGCGATATGGGCCGTCGTATACGGCGGTGCGATGAATGATGCAGACAGATACGAGGAGGGGAACCCTGATGGACCTGATACTAAAAAAAGCAAGCTTTCCGATAAGGGCAAATAAGTTTGACGGCGTCGATGAGAAAGGTCGAATAATCTACAAACCTGTTTTAAGCGTTGTACACGGTCAAATTTTTAGCTACCTAGGTGTAACATGGGGAACATACAAAAAATTGCACATACACGACTCTAGGCGTAAATATGACCACGTTTTAGTGGATCTAGAAACCGGAAAAGGGCTGTACACGGCTGGACGCAGATCTTTCATGCTCGAAGACTTGAAAACGGCCAGCATGAGACAGGACCTGTCGGAATATCTGGGCAGTAAGGAAAGAATCAGGGATATAGAGACTTTTAGAGAATTGAAGAAAGGAAAGAGATAGCATGAAGAAACAGACAGTATATGCGGTGCTTTCCCACTATGACAAGGAGGGGCATAAGAGCCGCTCCGTTGTCGAAGTGAAAGCAGAAATCTTTACATATAGGGGCCATAATTTTGCCATATATCGAAACTTTGAAAACTACGACGATATTAAGCGAAAATGGATAGTATTAGACTTAGCGTCCGGCAAGATCTACGTCAATGGTAGGACGAAAAAGGATGCGCTTAATCATGCCTGCGGGCCGTTGTTTGATAAATACGAGGAACTTATCAAAGGAGACACTTATAAGGCGCTGTGCGAGGAGTACCAGACGCTCATAGCAGTGTATAAAGGAGGTGCAGACGATGAAACCGTGCAAAGACGTTACGCCTAACTTACCGGTAAACGTGAAGATCGCAGAGAGCCAGGACGAGTACCAGACGCTCTGCGCTCATAAGGTAGCAGGACCGTGCGGAGCTACTTGCTTCGCCGTTGAACTAGACGAACAGGAAATAGAGCAGATTAAGGTCTCTAAGCGTTTGTATGTTAGTATGCTTACTTTCAATAGGCCTATGCAGCCGATTTTTATTACCGGAGACTCAGAAGTCATAGAGCAGGTAATGGAGCATTATAGAGAACAGTATAAAGGAGCCTGGGAGCCATGCGAGTAAGTGGGATAGTAAGCCAGGACGGTATGAAGACCATAGAGGAGATAAGCAAGCTGCAGCTCGTCAAGTTTGTTCACACTAAACCAAATGGGATGAAACGTCGAGGCTATGCCCTGGTGGCGCAGCCCGGTAACGTAACGCTCGGGGAGTTCGTGGACTTTCTGGGAGCCAAGCTTGCAAAAGACAAGGTAGTGGAAAAAGTGCAGCGCATGGGCGCATATGCCTTTGTGCTCGTACCGGAAGATAAAGCAAAATTAAGACAGGAAAGAGAAGCGTGCAGATTATGATCCGCGCGCTTTCCCATCATCATGAAGAGGAGGATAATAACATGGGAGACATCACAGTGAGCACAGCGGAGGCCGAAGTATTGAAGAGACAGCATATCAAGCACGAGATGCTTGACTACAAGTTTTACTTGTCAAAGCAGGAATGGCTGGAAGAGAAGATCGCCCGACTGGACTATAAGCTGAGCGGTGCCGTATCCGCTGCACCGTTTGGCGGGGGCATCGGTTCCGTATCTTCCATCAAGGACAGCTGGATAACTGTCGCGCTCGCAGAACAAGAAGAACTGCTGGAGGAAAAGAAAAATTATGACAAGCGAGTCAATGATGTAGAGTCATGGCTGGGCATGCTGGACGAAGAGCTGTATAATATCGTGCATCTGTATGTCATCGTCAATGGATGCAGCGATGTGGAGAAGTGTGTCGATGAGCTTGGTCTGACCAATTCTAAGAAACTTCTAAGAGCGGTAGAGCGTGCTTTGTCCATAATTTGCGAAAAAATTTAAAAAATGTCTACCATTCCCGGGGTTTTGGTGCTATACTGATATCATGGAATGATTGTAGAAGAGGCACCCGATGTTGCCTCTTTTTTCATTTTATCAGAGAGGAGGTGTGAACATGGATAGCAGAGAAAAGAGCTTAGCAAACCTAAGGCCAGTAAGGAACTCAGAAGAAGCCAGAGAACGTGGAAGAAAAGGCGGCATCAAGAGCGGAGAGGCGCGCAGGAGGAGAAAAAGACTAAGAGAGACCGTATCCATGCTTCTGTCACTTCCTCCTGGATTTTCCGAGCAGAAAAATGCACTGATGGCACTGGGCATCGATGAGGCGGATTGCAATAATCAAACACTTGTAGCCATATCGATGATACAGGCTGCAGCCGCCGGAGACGTCAAGGCCGCTACATGGTTGAGGGACACTGTGGGAGAAAAACCGACGGACAAGGTAGAAGCCAGCGTGCAGAGAGTTAATCCGCTGGATGAAAAGCTGGCAGACCTAAGCACAGAAGAGTTAAGAGAACTGGCTGGGCTAGACGATGAATGAGCTGCCGAGAGTGCGTATCCAGCAAAGAGCAAGGATACAGGCCGCACGTAACGACTTTTTTTCTTACTGCCAGGTAACGGCCGGCGATTTTTACAAACCGAGTAGAAAGTATCTAGTCAAGACCTGCAAGGAAATGCAGGCCTTTTTATTTTCCGACGACGACGTGCTCGTCATATGCGAACCGCCGCGACATGGAAAGAGCAGAACCGCCGGAAAGTTCGTAGAGTGGACGCTTGGCCAGGATAGAACGAAAAAGATCATGACAGGGTCGTATAACAGTACGCTATCCACGACTTTCTCTAAGAACGTACGAAATAACATAGACGAGCAGAAAGCTGATGAGGAAAAAATCATTTTCTCGGATATTTTTCCTGATGTAAAAATCAAGTATGGGGATGCTGCTAAAGACATGTGGAGCGTAGAGGGTGGATACAACTCTTATCTTGCAACTTCCCCAGGAGGAACCGCTACGGGTTTCGGTGCAGACCTACTTATCCTGGACGACACCATCAAGAACGCCTACGAAGCGCACCACGAGGGGCGCAAGCAGGAAATATGGGACTGGTTCACGGATACCATGCTGTCCCGACTTGAGACCGGTGGCAAGATCATAATCATCATGACGCGCTGGGCCACGGACGATATGGCTGGCAGAGCACTTGAGGACCTGCCAAAAGCTGGCTACAAGGTACGACATATCAATTTTAAAGCTGTGCAGGATGATGGCTCTATGTTATGTGAAGAAGTGCTGAGCCGTGCCGATTTCGACAAGAAAAAAGCGACCATGGGAGAGGACATCGTGGAAGCTAACTACAATCAGAACCCAATTGACCTAAAAGGACGATTATACGAGGAGTTCAAGACATACAAGGAACTGCCTCCGTATTTTGAATATACACGAAGCTACACCGATACGGCCGATGAGGGAAGCGACTACCTAGTGACGATCATATACGGCGTGTATTTGGACTGTCTCTATATTCTCGACATCTACTTGTCGCAGGAAAAAAACGAAGTGACAGAAGAGCCCAATGCGGCAATCCTGGCGAGAAATAACGTAAACCTAGCAATTATAGAGTCAAATAATGGAGGTAAAGGCTTCGCCAGAAACGTAAGACGTATCCTTAAGGAAAAATTTCCTAAGAAACGCGTAAGGGTGCGCTGGTTCCATCAAAGCAAAAACAAAAAAGCACGTATCCTCTCAGAAGCTCCGACCGTCATGGAAAAGGTCATCATGCCGTATAACTGGAGAGAGCGCTGGCCGGAGTTTAAGGAGCAGATCTTTAAATACCAAAAAGAGGGTAAAAACGAACACGATGACGTCCCAGACTGCTTAACTGGATGCGTCGAGACTTATAAGATATCCGGTACCAAGGTACTTAAGGGAGAAGAGTAAGGAGGAAATAAAATGCCGCTAACGATCGATGAAAAGAAAGATATCATGCAGCGTATCATAGACGACCAGCCTAGACGCCGTCAAATTGCCATAGCCAGGGAATATTACTACATTAACAACCCTATTTTGCGACGAGGCGTATTGCTGGAGACGAAAGACCTGCTAAGGAAAGCAGACAATCGAATACCACATAATTTCCATCAGCTTATCACGGATGAAGAGGTCGATTACCTGCTAAGCTACGCGCCTATCGTAGACATCGGAGAGGAAGAAGCCAACAAGGCCGTAACGGCGGCACTGGGGGATAATTTCTTAAAGATTAGTCGCACACTAGACGTAGAAGCCTGTAATAGTGGATGTGCCTGGCTGCACTACTGGGTAGATGTGACCAAGAAATCCCTTGTATACGCATCGGTTCCAAGTGATCAGATCATACCGATAATGGCCGACAGTCTGGAGCATAAAATGGACAAGCTGATACGCTACTACATGATCACAAAGACAGAGGGGGCTACCAAGAAAAATTACACTCGCGTAGAATTGTGGGACAGCTCGAAATGCGAGTATTTTCTACTGCCTGGAGATCTAAACAGTGCATCTCTCCTCCCGTCGCAGACAGAGGATGAGGGAACGCTGTTTCACATGTTCGGACGCATTCCTTTTATCGCTTTCCCCAATAACAACCGATACCAGGGATGCTTAAGCAAGTATAAAGGACAGATAGACGCCTACGATATCGTAGTTAGCGGATATGTCAACGACGTTATGGACATTCAGCAGGTTATTTATATCCTGGAAAACTACGGAGGTACCGACCTTAGTGATTTTATCGACGACCTGAAAAGATTTAAGACCGTAGCCGTAGGAGACGATGGTATCGATGGAGCTAAAGGGGACCTGCGAACCTTGACTATAGACATTCCTGTAGAAGCTAGAAACAGTCTGATAGACACACTAAAGAAAGAAATCTATACATCAGGCCAGGCACTGAGCAGAGACGTTACGTCGGTAGGCAATGCGTCCGGAGAGACGCTTAAGTTTTTCTACCGTGACCTGGACTTAAAGGTAGGGGATAAAGAAGTAGAATTTACTGCAGGTTTCAGAGAACTCATCCGAGCCATCTGCGAATATCATAATATTGCTATCAGCGCTCCTATCAGCATTACATTTACACGTAATCGTATCAGCAATGACCTGGAAACCGCGCAGATCTGCAAGGACTCTGTGGGCGTCGTACCTCTTAAACTAATCTGGAAAAATCATCCATTTGTAGATAACCTGGAAGAGTGCCAGGAACTGTGGGACGAAGAACACAAAGAAGAAGAAATCTACGATAACCGCATTATCGATAATACAAAAAAATCGGGTAAAGAGGGATAGCTCATGACCAGCGCAGAATACTGGGCAGAACGTGAAAGACAGAAGCAGGAACGCGTAGACGAGATAACGGACGAACAGATCGAGAAGATACGAAAGGCCATAGCAGACATTATAGACGCACTGGACAAAGAGATTCACAGAATATACATGAAATACGCGGTGGATAACAAGATGGAGTATGCAGACGTGCTGCGTTATCTCACAGACGACGAGAGAGCGGAATTTCAGCGAGATCTAAAATATTACATCGAAAAATACCATGACCCGGAATATGTGAAGAAATATCAAAAGGAGCTGCACTCGCTTTCAGTTAGAGCAAGGGTGCAACGCATAGAGGCTTTTATAGCTAATATCAAACAACACGCCTCGGACCTGGAGGAAATGCTCAACCGCGGTGTGCGAGAAGAGATAGAGTCCGTGTACACAGAGGGCTATCTAAGGACGCTGTATGACGTTGCGGGAAATGACATACCGGAGCCTAAGCAGGTCATACCAGCCTTTGACCCTGTGGTCGTTAGGGAAATCATGGAAACGCCCTGGAGCGGTAAGAACTACAGTAAAAAAGTGTGGGATCTATCCGGAAACTTCGCAGATAAGCTGGAAGAAGTCTTGACACAGGGACTTATCCAGGGAAAGCATCCGGACGTCATAGCCAGGGAATTTAGGGCGCTAGGCTTTGGAAAGACCGGTAAGGGTGGAACTGCCTGGCGGGCAGAAACGCTCATACGCACGGAGGCTGCCAATGTAATAGAACAGGCACAGCTCAACTGCTACAAGGAGCTGAACACGAAGCGCTACGTCTTCATGACTTCCAAGGATTTTAGGGTATGCTCCGTGTGCGCAGAGCTCAACGGCAAGGACTTTCCCGTAGAGGACGCCAGGGCAGGCAAGAACTATCCGCCTATGCATCCTATATGCAGATGTACGACCAGAGCCAAGACCCGTTATGACGACGAGGACGAAAGCCAGTACGACCTGCCATACGACAAATGGTACGAAAAATACGTACAGCCGGAACTCGACAAGATGGATGCAGAAAAGGAGCTTGCGAAAATCTCAGAACCCGCAGGTAAAGTACAAATAGGTAAAGAAGAAATAGAAGCAAACTTCGGCGAGTTATTAACTGATGATGTTATTTTTATGAAAGAGCGCATGGCTCATGCAAGGGACAGACACCCAGAAGCCTACGATTTTGTAATGAAGCATTATAAAGAGGGTATATTAGATCCCGACTTAATATATGAAGATCACAAAAACGCTCGCAGTGTTATTTACGTTAAAAACTTTACCGATAGCTCGGAGGCACTTTATATGCGTCTTGTATTAGCCGGAGACAATCCTAACTATAAAAACTCGATAATTTCGGGTCACATGGTAGGAGAAGATACACTAAAAAGAATTAAGAAGAAAAACAAGCTTCTTTACAGTAAACTTAAAAAGTAGTATATTATAAGTGAAGAAGATATGCCCCGAGGATAGAGAATGTAGCAGCTATCACACCCTTTGGGTCAAAAGGAATGCGGGACGGGCTACACCCGCCGGGGCACCTTATAAGAATATGCAGACGCTAGAATATGCAGACGCTCATAACGGGCGTCTTTTTCTTTAGGAGGGGTAAGAATGGTAGATATATACTTTACCTTAAAGACGATAGGTCTAGCTATAGGGCTTATCTCAATGGTGGCTATTATAATCACGGCTATTGTGGTTGTAGGAATAGATTATTTTAAAAGCAGTTAGGAGGAGCAAGCATGGAGTCAAATAGATTACTAAGAGAAATACTCGCGGAACTGAAAAGCATAAATAAAAAGTTAAGTGCCTTAACACTTAACCTTGAAAAAGATGCTAAAATCGATATCTCTAAGCTTCGTCTTGATGAAGCCATCCATGATACTCTTTCAGAATTTGAAGAGTAAGAGTAAAATTACTTATGAATAATACCTCTGTAGCATTCTCAAGAGATATTTTGTTATCTTTAGTATGTTGATAAAACAGGTATTTATCTACAAAAAAGTACAAAAATGTATTGAAATAGTACAAATATGTACTATAATAAAGGTACAAGATAAAAGGAGATGCTTAATATGAGTGAAAAATTATTTGTTAGCGACGAAGCCCTGGAAAAATATGGATACGCTTATTTTAACGGTATGGAAGCAGACGACTATGAACTGATTGCAGAAAACGAACCTAAAAAGTTAGAAGACGGATTACTGGTGTGCCGTGATGATATGTACGACATTTACCTATCTGTTAGCGAAACGGACGAGTCATTTAACGATATTGAAGACATTGCGGACATAATCTATATCGATGCGCATGTCGATGTATTCAATATGAGAGTTATCTGCGAAAGAGCAGGCGTAGGCTATTCAACTTTTAGAAACTGGAAATCTGCAAAATACAAAGGACTCAACTCATACAAGGTCGAGAGGCTTGTTGAGGAAATGAGAAACGCAGCAAACTAGTTCGGCGAAAAGCTGGGACTTTTAGAGGCTATAAGCCTACAGGGGGCTAAACTTCTCCCTTTTTATTTGATAACAAGCACGCTATGCTCGGCGTGCTTTTTATATTGTCCGTCGCTGGCGGGTGGACGTAAAACAACGGCCGGAATTTATTCCCAGGAGAAGCAAAACTCGTAAAAAGCGTAGGAGGTAAGTAGGACATGAACTTAATCGAGCAATTTAAAGCATTTTTAAAGGCCCAAGGCTTAGAGGACGCCACTATCGAGAACATCGTAAAAGGCATGCCTGGCGCTAAAATCTATCTATCTGCACAAGAAAAGATAGACGAACGCTACAATAAGCTAAAAGGGCAGAAAGAGCTGTTAGATGAGCAGTTAAAAACCGCTAACGGCACGATCGAAACGTTGAGAAAAGACAACGGATCAAATGAAGCGCTGCAGGGAGAAGTCATAAAGTATAAAAATGACTTGGCAGCATTACAGGACAAATACGACAAGGACGTCGTAAAGGTAGAGAAGAAGCAGCAGATCATCGATGCACTCAAGAAAGAGGGAGCTACCCACGCAGATCTGTTGGCTGCGACTATCGACCTGGACGCCATCGAACTTAAGGACGGAAAGATCTCTGGGCACAAGGACATTATCAAAAAGTTAAAGGAAGATAACAAGGACCTGTTTAAAGAAATCGACCCAGAGGATGGCAAAGCTGGAAAAGACGGTAACGGTGGAGGAGGAGATCCATACGTGTACACTCCTGCGGGAGGTAAAGATGGAGCGCAAACACCGGTAGACATTTTCTCAGCTATGGCAGAATTTTCAGTTCATAAATAAGAAAGGAGAGAAACATTATGCCAGTATTAAAAGACCAGTTAAGCGGTTTTGTACCTACGGACAAAGCTGCGGGTATCATGGGCCTTGTTGCAAAAGGCTCTGCGCTGATACCGCAATCAAAACTAGAACCTATGACAGCCCCAACAAAAGAGTTTACTTTCTGGGCTAACACGCCAAGTGCATACTGGGTAGGAGAGGGTAAACGTATCAAGACATCTGCAGCTACATTTTTAAATGCTAAAATGGAAGCGCACAAAATTGGTGTCATTATCCCTACAACGAAAGAAAAACTAAACGATACGATCATTAATATCTTCGAGGAAATGAAGAAACCGGTAGCAGACGCTATCCAGCAGAAATTTGACATGGCAGGACTTTTCGGTATCGACTCGCCTTTCCAGTTCAATATCTTCGACAATGCTGTTAAAAATGAAATGTTTGTCGTAGACGGGACGAACGAGTCTCTAGACCTGGATGTATCAGACGTTATGGCCTTGGTAGAAGATGAGGGCTTAGACGTTAACGGGTTCATCGCACACACAGGTATCAAGAACCGCTTGCGTAAATTGCGTGATGCAGATGGAAACCAGTTATACGTACAGGGCGTAAGCACTACAGAATTGTATAGCGTACCTATCACTTTTGCGAAAGGAAAATCTTCCTTTGACCGAGAAAAAGCACAGTTATTCGCTGGAGACTGGGACAAGTCTTTAGTAGGTGTGTACCAGGGATTACAGTATGAGACCCTGAGAGAGGCTACTTTACAGGATACATTATGGACTGACGGTAAACCTTTATCTTTGGCAGAGCAGGACATGATCGCGCTTAAAGTCACAGCACGTTTCGCTTTCTTGCCTGTTCACGAAAAGGCCTTTGCGGTATTGGCCACAAAGGACACTACACCGGGACAGTTAGTAAATATCCCTATTGCTTCATATCCTAGCTTAACTGTAGTAGGTAAGACGATCATTATCGGTGCAAAAGCGCAGGAGTCTAATTCATTGCTGTATAAGATTGGCGACTCTTTGACAATGCCTAAATACCACGAGGTATTAACTGCAGAAAGCGACGGCTGGAAAGCATGGGACGGTACTGCAGAAATCGCCGCAGAGGATAATGAGGTCGTTATCGTTGCTGAAATCGACAGTACAGGCAAGGCTTTAAAAGCCGGTAAAGCCGTAATCAAAGTAAAATAACAGGAGGATGAAACTATGCCTAGATACGTAAAAGACGGGCGTATTATCTTCGCCTCAAATAAAGCGTATGAGATACTTTACAAAGGCCAGGGATATTTACCCTATGAAGAAGAAAAAACGCCACAGGAAGCAGGAGAACAAGCTGGAGAGGAAGAAAACGGAAAAGAACCGCAAAGGGGAGATACCGGAGTGGGTATAGACCCGAATGGGGATAAGGACGATTATTCCATCGAGTCTATGATGCCGACAGAGTTAGAGGGGATAGATCCTAACGACCCTATGCTTGCAGCTAAGGTAGGACTGCTTTCTTATGATGATTTAAAAGACGCAGCTAAAGCACTAGGTATCCCTAAACCGGCAAACACTAAAAGAGAGAAACTCGCAGAGCTTGTTATCGAAGCGTTAGAGGCTAGAAATGCTTAACGAAAACCTAATAAAACAGATCGTCGCCATTATTGTAAAGAAGCCTGGAAAAGAAGAACTTACCCAGGAAAACCTAAAAGAGGCTATCGAAAGGGCGGCGATACAGGTTAGCCGTTTCTGCAGGTTGCGTATCATTCCAGACGAGCTTAGATATATTCTGGCCGACATGGCTGCGGATATATACGATATGGATACCTATAACCCAAAAGCAGACGCTGAGGAGGACGACTTCTCAGAACGCGTAAAATCTATCAAGCAGGGGGATACGACTATCGAACTGGCCACTGAGGCCAAGGTCGTACCTTGTGCAAATATGGCTGAAGTAATGAAAAAGTACCAGAGCGATCTATTACCTTATCGAGGAATATTCTGGAGGTAGTCTATGGACGTTGGACTTAGAAAGTATGTAGAGAAGATCTACACGGACAAGCTGACAGTCTTAAGATATGTCGAAAAAGAAAATGATGATGGTACGACGGGAGAAGTGCTAGACGACTCAAAAGAGCTTGTCGGTATTCCCTGCCATATATCTGCGCTAAAGCCGGACGAGTACGACCAGGAACACTGGGACGTAGATATGGTAGAAGCACGCGTTAAGGTCTATCTTTCTCCGGAAGTTAGGCTGGTCAAAGGGGATGAGGTCATAGCAGACAAGTACCTGGGGCGTACCAAGGTAGTACAGACCTATAAAGGGAAAGTTGGAGATCCGATGGTTTACGATCTAGCGCAGGAGTTTGTCCTTTTGGAAAGCAGAGTAAAATCCAGTGCCAGTTGATTACAAAGAGCTAAAGAAACTCTACGAGGGCTATGTTTCTGCAGCTGAGGAGCTGGATGAATGGCTTAAAAGCTTCTTGCTAGAAAATGCCCAGTGGCTTCTGGGAAATGTAAAGGACAGAACTCCTGTAGATACCGGTAATCTGCGCAGGAGATGGCGTATTACCAACGTCTACAGACTGCCGGGCAACAAGCTGGGCTTCGTCTTGGCGAATGATGCGGATTATGCAAGCTATGTAGAATATGGGCATGCTACCCGAAATCGCAAGAACTGGGTAGAGGGATACTACATGGCCACGATAAACATAGCCAAATTAGAGGAACGTCTGCCCAAACGTTTTAATAAAGAGTTTTCGCTCTTTTTGAAAAGACATGGGGTGCTATAAATGGATAATACAACTCTAAAAGCGTGTATTACAAAAGCGCTTAAGAAAGAATTTCCTAACTGTAAGATATACAGAGACAAGCAGGGGTCTAATGTAAAGCTCCCTGCTTTTTTCGTAAGGTATCTTAAAGTCTTGCAAATCAAGGCAGGCTTTGATTTTTACAGGCAAAGCTACCTTGTAGAAATAAGATACCGGCCAGAGGAAGAGCTGGCTAAAAATGAATTAAGTACGCATTTAGACTTAATAGGAGGTCAAGTAGCAGATCTTCTGCGAGTGGTTAGAGGAGACAACTTCTCAGCTCGTGCAGAAAACATGGACTGCGAGACCTCTGATGGGGTGCTTGTTGTATTGGCTTCCTACGATATCAAGAAAAGGATAGTTCCGGCGCAGGCCCCTTATATGCAAACACTAAAAGAAAATGTCAAAAAAGTTTAGAAAACAAAGGAGGTAAGACGGTATGTCAAATGCAGGAGTATGGAACGGGCAGACGAAAGTGCGCCCAGGTGCATATATCAATTTCAAAGCGGTACGTAACGTTAACGTCTCTGCGAGCGATAGAGGTATCGTGGCCTTGCCGCTGGCTCTTGGATGGGGCCCGGAAGATAAGGCAGTAGAGGTAACGGCCGCAGAGATTGCCGACGGCACTTTTACTAAAAAGTTAGGCTGTACCATCGACGACCCTGCTGTACAGCCTCTTGTAGAGGCGATGAAGTATGCAAGCAAGGCTTTGGTCTACTCTTTGACTACGGGGGGTGTAAAAGCCAGTGCAACTATAGGGGACTCGGAAGAGTTGAGCGTAACAGCTCGATATAGTGGTACTAAGGGTAATGCTATTACCATTGCCATAAACGAAACTTCTACATCAGAGGTGTTTGAGGTAGTGACTCTTTTAAATTCGATTACAAAGGATCGCCAAACTGCCAGAAACATCGAGGAGCTGAAAGCCAACGACTTTGTAGAGTTTTCTGGTACAGGTAAGTTAAAAGCCAACGCTGGCACAAAACTTACAGGCGGTACGGATGGAAGCATCACGACAACAAGCTTTAGTAATTTCCTTGCCGCTATCAAGGATAAAAAATGGAATACGGTAGGGCTTCCTCTTAATGGCGTGGATGGAGAAACACTTAACGCTACTGTGGCTCCTTATATCAAGTCATTAAGAGACGCCGGACGTAAAGTGCAGGCCGTAGTTAACAACTACCCTAGCGCGGACTCAGAGGGCGTAATCTCTGTAGACCAGGGATACCGCACGGAAACAGAAACAGTAGATGTAGATGCTTTTGTCGGAATGGTAGCCGGTTTAACAGCAGGTACGCCTATCAATCAGTCAAACACTTACCGAGTGATTACAGGTGCGCTGGAAGTCATCAATCCTAAGACTGACGAAGAAATCGAGGCAGGCATCCAAAACGGCTGCTTCATGCTTTCTTATCGACAGGATGGAGCGGTAGTTATTGAATCCGATATTAATACCTTGGTAAATGTCGGAGTGGATAAAAACGACTCTTTCAAGAAAAATCGTGTGATTAGGACGCTGGATGATATTGCGACGACGGTTAGATCTACTTTTGAAAACAGCTTTATCGGTAAGGTAACTCGTAACGAAGCGGGCAAAAACGCTTTTAAGGCTGCTATCATTAAGTATTTCTCAGAGCTGCAGAACATGGAAGCCATTCAAAACTTTACTTCTGAGGATGTAGAAGTGCTAGACGGGGAAAGTATCGACGCTATTGTCGTAAACGTATCAGTACAGCCATTAGATAGCATGGAAAAGCTATACATGACTGTAACAGTAAACTAGGAGGTGCGTAAGAAATGTCAAATACAATTCTAAACATCAAGGACACGGTCAATGGTGGAGAGGGCATCGTCCAGATGGAAATCGAGGGAAACCTTGAGACCCTTTTCCAGGTAAAAAATGTAGAGGCTTTTATCAATAAAAATAAGGACGCTTTACGTGTAGCCGGATCGCACTGGGAACATAGTAAACTAAAGTCCATTAATGGTACAGGAAGCTGTACTATGTACTATATGACGTCTACTTTTGTTAAGCTGGCACAGCGCCTGGCCAAAGAGGGTAAAGACTTCGACTTTGATATGATCATCACTAATGAGGATAAAGAAAGCTCTGTGGGTAAGCAGACCACAGTATTAAGAGGCTGCAACATGGATAAGATCCTAGTAGCAAAATTCGATATTGATTCAACCGCATTAGAAGAGGACTTCGACTTTACCTTTATGGATATGGACGTCCTGGACGAATTTACAAAACCAAGTTATTTCTAAGAGCTCGCTTTTTGTGGGCTCTTCTTTACTTTTTGAAAACTAGATAGGAGGAAAAAGACAATGACAAAAGAAGTCGAAAACACAGCAGTAGAAAAAGCAGTAAGTTTGGAGGACTTTTTGCTTAATAACCCTATTAATTTAGAGGATGAGGTTAAGATCTCCGATCGTATCCCTTTCAGCTTTAAAATTAAGGCTATGGATAACGAGCTATACGGGCAGTTACAGAAAAAGCATACAAAGATGTACCGCAAGGGAAAAATGACTTTTGACAGTGCGGGATTTAACATTGGTCTAATCTTAGAGTGCTGTGTAACACCTAACTTTAAAAGTGCTGACTTTGTTAAAAAAGCTGGTGTCTTAACTCCAGAGGATGCTGTACGAAAAGTGCTGCTTCCGGGGGAAATCATCAACCTTGCTGGATATATCCAGGAGCTAAGTGGCTTCGATAAAGACACAGAAGAGCTTAAAGACGAAGTAAAAAACTCTTAAAGGAGAGAGACCCGGATACGTGGTATGCTTACGTATGCTTACAGCGTTTTGGCTGGGAGCCAAGTAAGTATATGGGACTCTCTCTTCGCGAGAAAGTCACGGTCGTAGCTTTTATCGAAGAGTTGTCAAAAGAGGAAAAGAAAGCTCAAAGAAGCAGTTAAGAATAGGAGAAATTTATGACAACAGTACGAAATGCTATCTATATGCAGGATCGTATGTCGCCCGTATTCGATAAGATGCTCGTCGCCATGCAAAAGACGCTAAGCGTTATGGAGGGGCTGGATCAAGCAACCGCAGGAGCTATGTCTGACACGGCAAGTATCAAGCAGGCCCAGGCTGCTATAAATTCTGCCCGAAATGACGTTATCAAGATGCAGACCGAGCTTGATGCTCTCAACAACAAAAGGGTAAGCGTAGCCATCGATGTGGCCAAGAACGATGCACAAATGCATAGCTGTTACAAAGGTAGCGCTAAGCCGGACGTGTCGGCGGCCCAGGCTGCGGGTACACCGCCCGCAAGTCTTTTTGCACCGGCTGTACAAAAAGGTGTCTTTACGCCGCTTACCGAAGAGGCAGAAGAAGCTAACTCTGTTGCTTTTAAGCTGGAGAGAACGATTAATGGAATACGTGCGCCAAATGATCTAGCGGCTCCGTTCAGAAGTGCCGGAGCGCAAGGAAGCGCAGCAGGAAGAGCAATTGCATCCGCAATGGCCAAGGCTAAACAAAAAGCCGCGGATGTAGATGTAGAGGGCCTAAAAGTAACAAAAGCGTTAGCAGGTATCGATTACCAGGCTATCGCGCTGGGCCGTAACAACTTCGGACAGCAAATGAAAGAACAGCTAAATCGCGTAAACGATGAAGCGGACCGACTGGAAAAAAATCTTAATGATGTAAATGACGCATCTCAGAGAAGCGGTAGCGGTCTTAGACTGCTTAACTTATCGGCCGGTATTAGTTTGGCACGTCAAGCGTGGGACGCTGTATCTGGCAGTGCTGCTTACTTGGATAATCTAAGCCAGATACAGTCGAGACTTAACAATATCAACGATGGCTCTCAGAAAACGGCAGACCTAGAGGCAAAAATCATGGCTGCAGCTAACCGGTCAAGAGGTAACTATCAAGCTATGGCAGACTTCGTGGCCAAGTTGAACCTGCTAGCAGAGGATAGCTTTAAGTCAAATGACGAGGCCATAGCATTCGCAGAACAGCTTAACAAGATGTTTGTAGTATCTGGCACATCGGCTCAGGAAGCGAGTGCGGCAATGTATCAGCTAAACCAGGCAATGGCTTCCGGACGATTACAGGGGGACGAGTTTAGGTCTATTATTGAAAACGCCCCTATGCTGGCTAATGCTATCGCAGACTCTATGGGCAAATCAAAGGCGGAACTCAAGGAACTGTCTTCGGATGGAGCTATCACGGCGGATGTTATCAAGAAAGCTATGGCGGACTGTTCGGATGAAGTCAACCGACAATTCGAGCAAATGCCTATGACTTTTGGCCAGGCCATGAACCTGGTACAGAATACCGCCGCTGCTAAATTTCAGGAAGTGTCTAACTCGTTCTCGAAAATGATTAACTCAGAAGACATACAGCTTATAGCGGACGCCATCGGCGGAGCTATTACAACAGGAGCCTATATCGCACTTGGAGCGATTAACTTGTTAGCAGGAGCCATAGGCTTCCTGAGAAGTAACATGGAATGGATAGGGCCTATCATGAAAGGTCTTGCCGCCGTCTTAGGTATCTATACTGCGGCGCTTATTACCAATAAGATAGCCACTCTTGCTGCGGGCGTGGCGACAAAGATCATGACGATTGCAAAGCTTGCACATGTTGCAGCAACAGGTGGGGAGATAACGTCCACACTAGCCGTTACCGCCGCGCAGTACGGACTTAATACAGCGTTATGGGCCTGCCCAATCACATGGATCGTTATTGGTATCATTGCTCTTATTGCGGTTATCTACGCAGCCGTAGGAGCGATTAATCACTTCGCAGGCACATCCTACAGCGCAACTGGTTTTGTTGCTGGCGTATTTTTCGCGTTGGGCGCAGTTATCTACAACGTTTTCATGGCGGCCTACAATGTCATAGCCTGGTTCGTCAACTGGTTCGCTCGTATATGGAATAATCCGGAATATGCGGCACGATTAGCAATGGGAAACATTGCTAAAGGAATTCTGGATATGTGCATAGATGGGCTCAACAGCGTAAATAGTTTGGCCACATCGATTGCAAATGCGTTCGTATGGGCGGCCAATAAAGCCATAGGCGCGGTAAATGGTCTCATCAAACTACTTAATAAGCTACCCGGTATCAATATCGGGGAGGTTGGAGAAATCAGCTATAGCGATGGCGTATGGAACGGTGCTATCTCAGCCTTAAACGGCGCTAAATCCGATATTGACTCCTGGATAGGAGAAAAGCCCAAAGGATGGGATAACAATGTCCTGGACTATGGTAATTTTAAAGATATTGGCCAGTCTTTCCAAAACGGATATAACTGGGGTGCCGGTGTGGATAAAAAAGTAGGAGACTTTTTCGGAGGCCTGGAGGATATCGGTATCGCAGACTTCGGCGACAGAGCCTTTGATGGATTGGATAAGCTGGCATCTTCCGCTGGTAGCCCTACTATCTCGGGTGGTAAGCTCGATAAGATTGGGAAAATAGAGGATGACGTGGAGTTAAGTGATGACGATATCAAAATGCTTAAAGATATCGCGTCTACGAAATTCGTAAACAAATTTACGACATTGCAGCCGAACATGTCGGTTACTTTCGGAGACGTTCACGAGAATGCCGACGTAGACAAGATCATGGACGCTATCGAAACGATGACGGAGCAGGCCTTGGCTGAAACTATATTAGACGAGGAGGGATAGCATGGTAGAAATATTTATGGAATATGATAATCGTGTTGTCGCTCTTCCTGTGAACCCAGACAAGATTAATTTATCTAGGGAGGGTAACAACGAAACTACAGAGATCGTATCGCTTGGAGAAATCAATATGCTAAAAGCTCCAAAGCTTGCAGCCATGGAGCTTGAGAGCTTTTTCCCCGCTACAGCTGACGCGAGCTATGTGCTAACTAAAGGGGACTTCAAGCCCCCTAATTTTTATGTAGACTTTATCGAAAATGTAAGAAAAGTGAAAAAACCGCTTCGTTTAATTGTTTCTGATACGAAAATCAATCTTCTTTGTGCTATTGAAAGCTTCGAGTATGGCGTCCAGGCAGGGCCAGCTGGAGAGATATTTTATACGCTTAGCTTAAAAGAGTATCAGTCCTATGGTGTAAAAGAAGTAAAAGTGACAGACTACGGGTCCAATAGACCTAAGACCAAAAATGTCAACACGTCCGTAAGCGTATCTAAGCCCAAGCCGGCACCACCTGCTAAAAAGTCTGTTTATGCAGGATGTACTGTTATCGTAAACGGACAGCTGCATAGAGACTCTTACGGTGCAGGACCTGGGCAGTGGAGACGTAACTTTAAGGGAAAAATCAACTTTATTAACACTAAAGGGTCGCACCCTTACCACGTTACGACCATGTCCGGGGGCTGGCAGGGCTGGGTACTTGCTTCGGCCGTTGAGGTAGTCTAATGGAAAACGTAGAAGTAATTATCCAGCACTCAGAAACAAAAAACGGTAAACCTATAGCACTAAATATAACGCAGGTCGTAAACTCTATTGCAGTTACTACCTATCTGGAATTGAAGCCAGGAAAGCTAGAGCTGGAACTAAAGCCGCTGGATAGCTTAGAGTGGGTAGCACTAGGAGCCTTAGTTACTGTAAAGGTCGGTAGCGAAAAGCTGTTTTTCGGTTACGTCTTTAAGTTTGATGTGAACGAAAGCAGGAGCTGTACCATTACAGCCTACGATCAAATGAGGTACTTACAGTGTAAGGATACTCTTGTAACTAAGAACGCTACGGCCAGCGATATTTTTAAACAGATCTGCGAGGGTTACGGCATCAAATATAAACTTGTCGCTAAAAGCCCTCACATTTTGGCTAAACGCATTAATGATAACAAAGCATACGCAGACATGATCGCATATGCGATAGATAAGACGCTTATAGATACTAACTTATGGTACTTTATTAGGGATAACTGGGGCACGTTGGAATTTTTAGACCTATACGACGAGCGTACTAATATTGCTATCGGGGACGCTTCTCTTTTATCTGAGTTTTCATACTCTACGAGCATAGACTCGGATACCTATAACCAGGTTAAGCTCGTTAAAGAAAACAAGGACACAAAGAAAAGAGAGATCTACATCGAAAAGGATTCAACCAATATCAACAGGTGGGGTACTTTGCAGTATTATGAAGTCGTACAGGAAAACATGAACGACGCTCAGATACGCACAAGAGCAGATATGCTCCTGGAGTATTATAACAAGCCTAAGCGCACTCTTAAGTTAGGAAAATGTCTAGGTAATTTTAAGATTAAGGCTGGTCGTAGCTTCGTACTGCTTATCAATGACCTTAAAACAGTCGTACCATATAACCAGTACGTTATCTGCAGCAGCTGTACACATAAAATTACTAATGACACCCACGTTATGGAGCTGGAGGTGCTTATATAATGCCTGGAGGAGATAGACTTCTCAATGTGATGAAACAAGTAAATAAGAGGACCAACCCACCTACGAAGAATACGGACGTCGTATATGGAGTGGTAAAAAAGACTAATCCTTTAACTGTACTTGTGGATAATCGCCTAGAATTAACAGAGGATTTTCTGATCCTCTCTCCTCTATGTTATGCTGCGGGGTTTAACTTTGAGATTGGGAGCCACTCGCACAGTATTTCCGTGTCAAAGGTTAGCCAGGCTGGGCATACGCATAGCTTAGAGGGTAAAGAAACATCAGAAGCTGGTGGTATCAATACTACACCGACCGCCAGCTGCAGCAGTTCAGGGGGACACAGGGTATCCGTATCCCTATGGGGAAATCTGGCGCAGGGAGATAAGCTCGTAATGTTAAGAGTATCTGAGGGACAGGCCTATATGGTTTTATATAGAGATAAGCTCAATATAAAAGTACAATGCCAGGACCTTTAATAACAGAGGTTATTAGCGACTACGAGGACGAGATGATGTCCTCTAAGACATATAGGCTCGACCCAGAAACAAAACGCATTACAGGCTATATCGACGGTGTAGAAGCAATTAGGCAATACGTATATAAAGTACTGTCAACTGAGCGCGCTAGCTTTTCTATCTATGGTACTGACGACGGTATCAACTATGGGGTAGAGCTGGAGCGCTTTATTGGTAAGTCATTTAGCTTTATCAAATCTGATATAGAAAGAACTATTACGGATGCGCTTACGCAGGATGAGCGTATTTTAGGTATAAAAGATTTCTACATCGGAGATCCGAAAAATGATACGCTTATCGTATCCTTTGGAGTATCTACGATTTTCGGAGACATAGAAATTAGCGAGGAGGCGAGAATAAAATGAGCTTAAAAGACCTAACGCTGCAGGATATTATCGATATGGCCATGACGCAGGTGCCGGCTGAGTTTGACCGACGTACCGGGTCTGTCATTTACGATACTATCGCCTCTGTAGCTGTACCGTTACTGTATTTGGCTATGGAAGCCAATAAAATCGAAGAAGCGACCTTTATCGATACTACGTACGGAGAGTACGCAGACAGGCTAGTCGCGGATAAAGCGATTACTAGATATCCTGCAACAAAGGCAGTTAAAAAAGGAAAGTTTGAAACGGAAAAAGGCGCAGCGACAAATATTCCTAACGGAGCTAGATTTTCTGCGGTAGACTCAGTAGACGGTCTTGTCTACACTGTTATCGGTGCTCTGGAGACACCTGGAGAGTATATGCTCGAGTGCGAGGTGCCTGGGACGATAGGTAACTCATACTACGGCCCGCTTTTGCCTCTTTCTTATATCGATATATCGAGCGCAGAAATTACTGGGGACTATTCAGAAGCAAGAGATACCGAAACGGACGAAGACCTAAAGGCGAGATACATTGAAGAATATAGACGTAACTCTTTTGGCGGTAATATTGCCCAATATGACGAAGAAGTTAAAAAACTAGAGGGCGTGGGAGATGTACAAGTGCATAGAGCTTATCCGAGCTCTGGCCATGTACTTCTATCAGTCGTAGGTCCTAGCTATCGCAAGATTAGCAGCGACCTGGTAAAATCTTTACAGGAAATCATTGACCCAGAGGAGCAGGGCAGCGGACTGGGTCTTGCCCCTATTTTCCATAAGGTACATGTTACGACACCTGTGGAGAAATCGATACCTGTTAGCTTCAAACTGCAGGTAATCAGCGGGTACACTGTGGAGCAGTTAGAACCGCAAATTAAAGAAAAATTAGAAGAACTATTTGCGGGACTTAGAAAAGAGTGGGGCGTACTAAACGCGGATAGGCACGTATATGAGACTGTAATCTATATGTCTCGTATCATTGTGGCCATTTCTGGTATTCTGGGGGTGGCCAATGTATCAGAGGTTAAGATAGATGGCCTAGCTGCTGATAAAACACTTCAGCAGACTGGTGCTTTGCAAGAGCTTCCTATCTTAGGGACGGTAACGATCAATGGATAAGATACTAGATCCTCGCACGCATCTGCCTCCTTATTACAAGGACATTAGGGAAATAGACATAATTGCTAAGGCTGCTTTGTATATCCTAAACAACCTTAATGATGAGATATTGCAGATACTAGCTAACAATTTTGTACAGACTGCCAACGAGTACGGAGTCGAAAGACTAGAAAGACTTTTGGGTATTACACCAGACCCCACGCTAGATATCGAGTCGCGTAGGCAGCGCGTATTATCTAAGATGGCCACATCTACTATCTTTACACTTAGGGTGCTTCAAACAAATCTCAGGGAAATGTGTGATAACGGGGAATATACGCTAAATATGAATTACGATACCTTTCATATGGATATTAAAGTGCGTGTGGGTAAAAAGGGCATGCTTGATGTACTGTATGATCTTCTATATTCGATGCTGCCGGCTCATGTCGGTTTTTATTTGCACAATCACTTGCCGGCCGTAAGTCAAGGCGGTACGTTCTTTGCAGCGGCCGCTAGGATAAAACACATTTACAGAGCCGTAGATGGGATAACTCCTAGAGGAAATACGTCACTTACTCTAATACCAGGAGCGACTACCAGCTTTAGAGAAGAAAAAGGAGTTCTTGATGCTATCGTTGGAGTGCTTAACAGTTCACTGGATGTCTTGCCTGGCGCAGCCACGGTCACATTATCTAATAAGCGGGTAACAGACGGCCAAAATCAAAAACTATCAACAGCGCAGACGCTAAGGCCTGGATTAGCCGTAGCATCTGCTCACGTTGTTATTAAGAAATAAGGAGGAGCTTATGGAACTTAATAAAACTTATATCACGAATAAGGGTAGAGCCCTTATGGCTAAAATCGGAGCAGGTACAACTACCAATTTTACTAAAATGGTGGTATCAGACAAAGAATACGCGGATAGTACAGCTAGCTCGGTATTCGAAGCTCTGACCTCTTTGCCAAATGTCAAGCAGGAGGCCAATATTTCAGATGTCAAAATAAGAGATTCTGTATATATCGATATCACAGCTGCTGTGTCAAACAAGGGCTTAAAGGCCGGGTATAAAATCGGGTGTCTGGGATTTTATGCCAAAGATCCTACAGAGGGCCAAATCCTCTACGCGGTAACTCCTGTTAAGCAAGGTACAGGAGACTGGTTCCCAGCAGATAACGGACTTAATGCTTCCAGCTTAGAAGTGTCCTTGACTATCCAGGTAGGAAACTCTGCTAACGTTACGATGAACGTAGACGCAGGAGCCTATGCCACGGTATCCATGCTTAATGACGTGAAAAAGGATATCGCAGACATCCAGGACGCTATTGGGCTAACTAGCTCAAAAGTCTACGGTGTGGAGGTAGATTTACCTAATAGAAAATTTACACGCTTAGGAGCAGCAGAAAGGCTGACGCCGGGTGCTAGCTTTGATAATATCCTGCCTTACAAACGTAGACGCTGTATCGTGGCAGACGATGGGTGCGTATTAGCCTACCACGGGGAAACTGGTTACAGTGAAACAGGTAAGACTACTGCTAAGATATCTAAAAATGGCAAGGATTATGAAGTTGGAACCACCGCACAGGTAATGGTAGAACAGCCTAAATACTACTATCGTATCATCCCTATTACGCTGGATCCTATCGAAAATGGTACGGGATACCATATGCGAAAATTTAGGGCTTATATTAGTGAAGAGCCGGCACCAGGCTTCAAAGTACACCCAGCCTTTGTAAGAAATGGGGAGATAAAAGAGTTTATTTACCTATCTGCTTATGATGCTTGTATCTATGACGTATCGGCTTCTAAATATTTACTAGAGGACGAGCAAGTAGGAGATATGGCTGCAGATATGTTAAGCTCTATCGCTAGTGCTAAACCTGCAAGCGGACTTACTCAAAACCTAACTCGTGCAAACTCTCGCGCTTTAGCGCAGAAAAGAGGCGCGGGCTGGCAGTTAAGAGACTGCTTCGCTGCATATTCTACTCTTTTACTATTCCTAATTGAATACAATACATTTAATACCCAAACGGCTATCGGTAGAGGCGTTGTAGACTTAACGGACGACAGCGCAACAAATATGGCCCTCAAAACAGGTTACACGGCTAGTTTGATAAATAAATCGGGAGCTGCAGAGGGGGTAAATGGTAAAGTATCGGTTACTTATCGAGGAGAAGAAAATATCTGGGGTAATATCTGGAACTGGTTAGAGGGGCTTAATATCTACAGAAATGTAGAAGAAAATAAGCATGAGCTTTACTATGCAGATCACGGATATGCAGACGATAAGGGCACAGACCCATACAAGAAACTTAATGCTACAGTGTCAATGACAGAGGGATACGTTAGTGCTTTCTGTTATGAAGCTGGAGGAGATATGGACGCTATGTTTATCGCCTCTGAGACGAAAGCAGCAGACAACTGGGGACTATGCGATTATTTCTATAGATCAACTACGACCGGTTGGCGTGCGGCTCTGCTCGGCGGTTACTGGAGTAACGGCTCTCCGGCTGGGGCGGGCTATTTGGCTGTGTTTCATGCGGCGTCTGATCGCGGTCGGTATGTCGGCGCCCGCGTGCTCTATGTGCCCGCCGGGAATGGAGAGCATAAGCCGGCTGTATAAAGCAAGCTCGAGCTAAGTAGCTCACAAAAACATAGGCATATTGTTCGGTATTCAGCTGTGCGCCTCTTTGGCGGCTCTGCTCAGCGGCAACTGGAATAACAGCTCTCAAGCTGGAGCGGGCTATTTGAATGTGAATAATGCAGCGTCTAATCGCAATCGGAATATCGGCGCCCACGTGCAAAATGTGCAAAACCTTAGAATAAAAAAATATTGTGGGACTCAATGTGCCTTGCCTCTTGGCAAAACACAGAAAAATACAAGGCCGTGATAGTAGCTATAGTGGCGAACTCTCGACCATTGCACATAGAGAAAGGAATACGTCAATACATGAAGAGACACGGAAATCTTTGGGCCACTGTATGCAGTATGGAAAACTTACAAGAGGCTCACAAATCCGCTAGAAAGGGTAAGACTTTCTATAGAGAGGTAAAAATGGTAGACGAAAATCCAGAGAAATATCTATCAGCGCTACAAGAAAGTCTGCAGAATAAAACTTTTAAGACGTCTGAGTATACGGTCTTTGAGCGTAAAGAGGGCAATAAGATGCGACTTATTTATAAACTGCCTTATTATCCGGATCGTATCGCTCAATGGGCCATACTGAGAGTTATCGAGCCGATACTCATAAGGAACTTTACAAGGGATACGTACTCGGCCATACCAGGTCGTGGTACGCACCTCGCGATTAAAAGGTTAAGAAAAATTCTTAGGAGTGATCCCGATGGGACAGCGTATTGTCTTAAGCTGGATATGAGAAAATACTATCAGTCAATACCTCACGATAAGCTAAAAGAAGCATATGCTCGCAGGTTCAAGGATAAAGACTTGCTGTGGGCCATTAATGAGATTATAGACAGTACATCGGGCGAGATAGGGATACCCATAGGAAACTATATCAGCCAATATAGTGGTAACCTCTACTTATCCTCTCTGGACCACTGGCTCAAAGAAGAAAAGAGGGTAAAGCATTATTTTAGATATATGGATGATATGGTAATCCTACATAGTTCTAAAGATTATCTGCACGAACTTTTTAGGGAAATAAAAGTCTTTGCAGAAAACCGGTTAGGATTAAGGATAAAGGATACGTGGCAGGTGTTTCCCACAAACGTAAGAGGCATGGACTTCTTAGGTTTTCGGGTCTTTAAGGATTACGTGCTGCTTAGAAAAAGCACCGCTAAAAATCTAAAGAGAAAAATGCGGGGCATATCTAAGAAACTAGCACATGGCGGACGTATATCATATCCCGAGTGGTGCTCTTTTAACAGCTATAAAGGCTGGCTAAAACACTGTGATAGTTATAGGCTATATCAAAAGTACATGACACCACTTGAGGAGCCTATGCAAAAGTATTATGAGGATCATGTAAAAAAGAAAGGTGGTAAGGAGACATGAGAACTACCAAAGGCGTAACAACCGCAAATGAAGCTGTAGAGCCTCTTGTACTTACGGAGGACCATGCTTACGTACGTACTAATATTAAACCTATCAATGAACCAGGGACGGAAGATACGCCAGGGTTTAAGGGGTTTAGCTATGATGAAACAGAGTACACCAAAGACGAGTACATTATTTCCATGTCCAACGAATTGGCAAATGCTAATATTCTGCTGAAAGCTATGCTAGGAGGTGTTGAATGATGAATGATAAACAGTTAGCTGCAGCATTACAGATTAATCGTGTAATGCGAATGACTGCTCAGAGTTTAAATCTGGATGACGCACAGGTTATGGAAATTGCTGATCTTTATCCTAGATGGAGCTATCCCATCCTTTATGATAAGGTGGGGATTATCATCAGCTACGGCGTCAACTCGAACGGAGAGACGCAGCTGTATCGTGTACAGCAGGCCCACACATCGCAGGAAGACTGGACACCGGATAAACAGCCATCCCTATATAAGCCTGTAGGGTTTACCGAGGACGGTACATCTATCTGGACGCAGCCCCAAGGATCGCATGACGCTTACGACAAAGGAGACACCGTATCGCATAACGGTAAAATCTGGGTAAGTGACGTGGACGGAAATGTATGGGAACCAGGAGTCTATGGCTGGATAGAAAAGAAACAGGATAAAGCCAGCAGAACTACGGCCAAAGCTAAATAGGAGGGAGATCTATGGAAATCTTGAGAGCAGACGTGCTTAACGTCTTATGCGCTTATGGGGTATTTGTGCTAGTGTATATCGCCAATATCCTTTTTTCTTTGTACTTAAATATCGAAGTACTAAATCTTGAATTTAACAAATACAAGTTGGGACAATCTATAAAAAAGGCGGTTGTCTTAGTCTTAGCAACTCTCATGCTGGTGGTTGCCATCGACGCAGCTGCTGCATTCTTTAGCTCTTATATCCCGGAGCTTAGCGAAGAATTAAGAAATACTCTGACAGTACTCACTATTATTTCTACAATCGGCAGGGCCGCGCTTAAATATGCGAATGAAGCCTATACCACATTTGCAGAAATTTTAAGCGTTAAATCAGACATGCCTGCCAGCTCTGAAAAGTATGAATGATGGATGATGCATTTAAAATTATCGGAAAACTGATAGAACATTGGAGGGATATCATACTAATGCTCGGCAGTGTTGGTGTGTTTATTGAAATTACGCCTATTAAGATAAATCCGGTAGGGTTTGCATGCAAGTGGCTAGGCAGAAAGCTTAATGCAGACGTAGTAGAGCGCATGGGCAGGATAGAGGCAAAGATGGAGCAAATGGAGCAGGAAAATTACATTAAAGACTCTCGAGATAAGAGATCGGAAATATTGGTTTTCGCTAGTTCATGCCACAATAAGGTAAAACATACCAACGAAGAATTTCAGCACATACTCGAACAGATTGAGGATTATGAGGCTTTGTGCAAGACCCATAATATTGAAAATGGTGTGATAGATGCACAGGCCGAATATATTAGAAATCTATACATAGAGTGCCTGAGAGAGGGTACTCTCTTATAAATTAAGGAGGACATAATCATGAAAGTTAAAGGTATTGACGTTTCGGAACACAACGGTAACATTGACTGGGGAAAGATAAAAGCTGACGGCATCCAATTCGCAATGATCCGCGCTAGCTGGGGGCACTTTGTAGAAGACGCAAAAGCTCGACGCAATGTGTCTGAGTGTAAAAGGCTAGGTATCCCTTTCGGACTTTATCATTATTCGTATGCTGCTTCTGATACGGATGCTCGTACAGAGGCTACCAAATTCTTGGCATTATCTCACGAACTAGGAGGCTATACTTACCCGTTATGCTTAGATATGGAAGATGCCGACGGATGGAAAGCTAGAAACGGAGTAAAAGACAATCAGAATTTAAGTACAATTAGGATTTATAAGGAGGTAATCGAGGGTGCCGGGGATTATCTGACTCTTTATATGAGCAAATCTTGGTTTGATAGATTAAGAGCTTTGGATAAAGATCTGATCGATAGCATCGATGCATGGTTAGCGCATTGGGGGGTAGCAGAGCCAAGCATGTCATGCGGTATGTGGCAGTATACAAGCGATGGGGTAGTAGATGGCTCCAGCGCTAGAACGGATATGAACTACGCATATAAGGACTACCCTGGTATCCTTGCGGGAATGGGGCATAAACCGGATAATAAGCCTGCCAAACCAAAACCAGGCACAGGCGGGTCTACAAGTAGCGGTATTAAAGAGGGGGATAAAGTAAAAATTAAATCAAGTGCAAGTCATTACGTCACAGGAGAAACTATCCCTGACTGGGTAAAAGACAAGAAATATACCGTTCTGCAGACCGGAAATGGAAAGGTATTGCTTAAAGAAATCATGTCGTGGGTACGTACTTCGGATATCGTAGGGCAAAAAGACACTTCTTCAGGAATGTTTACCGGAAAGGTAGTAAAGGTAAAATCCACCGCAAAAACTTATGCGACAGGGGAAGACATCCCAAACTGGGTAAAGGGTAAGAAATATACGGTTCTGCAAGTCGGGAATGGCAAGGTATTACTTAAAGAAATTATGTCATGGGTACGTAACTCTGATGTAGAATAACATAAAATAAGCTCTACGCCATAGCGGGCGTAGAGCCTGTTTTTTTATGCAAAATTTTCTATGCTCGAAAACTCTAATAAAGCGTTTTCTATTTCTGCCGCAAATTTATCATTTATATCGATATAGTTTAATATTACGTCAACAATAACCTCCGGAACATCATTTAATATTATAATGGTACATAGTTTGATTTTGTTCTTATTCATTTTTCTTTCCTCCTCAAAAATAACTATAATATGCGTACGGCTAAAAGTGGAGAAAATGAAAGCAACTATTTACCCAATAAACGAAGATGCGCATCTAATGAGGCACAACATTATAATATAAGGAAAGGTATTTCATTGGATGTGCATTAAAAAGTTTAATCTAAGTGGACTAAAACTGGACTAAAAATATAAAAAGTACTCCAGATTTTAGGGAAAACATAGGTAAACATATACCTGTAATAAAAGGTTTTAAGTAGGTATATATACATATAGATTCACATAGATAGTTTCCCCTCACCTCCACCAATAAGTTATTTAAGCCTTTAAGTAA